TTTTATCTTTACATATGTGTTTTTCAATTTCTTTCATGTGTTCCCCTTTTTTCTTTTATTCTTTTGAATATACCTTGAGTTTCATAGATGTTACCTATAATTTCAAATGTGACTACAGGTGTATTGTAACTGTTAAAGTGATTAAATATCTCGCCATCAAATTCATCTTCCCAAGTAGCCACAATAGAACCTTCTTTGTATTTAACTATCACATTATGAGTATTCATCTTTTTAGTAGTTTCATTCAAGTTGTTTACTACTTCTAAAATATCACATTCATATATTTCCTTGCCATTTTTGTCTTTAAAACCTGCATATTGCATTATATTATTAAGTTTTATGTCTTTTTCTTCTTCAATTCTTACACAAAGCATACATCCGTCATTACCAGTAAACCACCCGTATTCTTGGCTTCCATCATCACTATATGCCATTTTTTTATTTTTCTTATCCCACGCCCTAAATTTAATTTTTCTCATTAAATCTTCCTCCTTAATATGTCGCATTTATTTCATATTGCATCTCTAAAACGGGATTTCCGAATCGTCTTCCACTGGTGTCATATCATCATCAAAGCTCATGCCACCACCAAATGTATCTTGTTGTGGAGTGAATGAAGTATCAGCTTGTTTACCTTTGCTTAAGAAACTTACTTCATTAGCTACTACCTCAGTAACATATCTTTTAGTGCCGTCTTTAGCATCATAAGACCTTGTTTGTATTCTTCCACTGATAGCCATTAAACTACCTTTGCTCATGTAATTAGCCGTAGATTCAGCTTGTTTACCCCAAATTGTTACCGAAATAAAATCAGCTTCTCTTTGACCTGTTGAAGAGTTATATTTATCTACCGCTAGAGTTATTGTTGTTACTGCTGTTCCATTGCCTGGAGTAAATTTAAGTTCTGGGTCTTTTGTTAATCTTCCAATAAGTACCACTTTGTTCATAATTATCCTTCTTTCTTTTTATAATTTTCTTCCTAATCTCTTTTTACTGTTGTAAAGTTTTTGCCTATTGCTAGTCCTTTTAATGTATTTTCTATAATTATTGAGCTTATCTAATTTGATGTTTTTTAAAGCCTTAACTATAAATCTAACTATCCCTTCAAATGTCTTTACAACCCAATTCCATAAGCTTTCTAACTTGCTTACAAGCTCTTGATATTGTTCATATGTTAATAAATTTTCGCTCATTTATTTTCATCTCTTCCTGCTGCAATACAAAGTGTCCAAAACAATAGAGCTATGATTATCCAAATCACTATTCCTATTATTATTTTCATATCATCACTCCCCAAAGAAAGAACATTGTCCTTCCTCCTGTTTATTTAATTTAACATTTTCCATCAACCACCATTCCATTACTTCTTCTCCTGTTTTCCATTGAGTTTCTTTGCCCCTCCTCTTTCGTTCTTCTAGCATTCTTTCAAATGCTCTTATATATAGTTCTCTAAACTTAGGAAATTTCTCTAACTCTTCTTTTTGGCTCTTTGGATTTAAAGGGCACCCTATGCAACCTATTCTTTTCTGTCCTTCATCATATAATTTGCAATAAGGTAGATTATTAGTTTTAATAAATTCCCACACATCTTCATCTTTCCAGTCTATAATAGGTCTAACTACTATTTTCCCTTTCCAAAATCCAACCATAGGCAATTTACTTCTACCATTACTTTCTGACCACCTAACACCTAAAACTACGCTATCACCTTCGCCACCTGTTCTCTCTTTCAAAACATCACAACAGTATCTAACCATTCTATTTGGTGGAAATAGTTTTTTAGGAATTAAAGTCCACATGGTAATTAAATTTCCTTCTTTATCTTTTTGATAGGGTTGGATTATTACATCAGGAAAGTTTTCTCTAATGAAATATCTTAGTTCTGGTGGATCTACTGAAGGAGAACTATAAATAGCTTTAAATTTAACTCCAGCCATTTTCATGAGATAATAACAAGCTATACTGTCTTTACCACCACTAAAAGCTAATATATACGGTCTGTCCTTAGGTTCAAATTGTTTCAATCTATCAATCGCTATCTTAACTCTATCTATCTCTCCTAAAAGAGTATTTTCTATTAACACTACTATCACCTATCAAATCAAATTACCTTGACCTGATAGGATAAATCGTGATTAAGCCTTCACAATGCCGACTTTGTGGGTTTATACCACCGAGGGGACTTTTACACCTTTACCTCATATCTTTCTTTCATAATTTCTTGATGGTTAATCTTAAAACTACTTTGGCAACCTCAATTAGTTGAGGACTTGATATAGTGTTATGCTCTTATATTTCAACTTCTTCTGTATTTAATTGCTTAACACTTAGAATTTTAACGTTAAGGTAAGCTCTGTATGGATGCTTTTCGTTAAAGCTCCATATCCAAATTTCTATCTTTTGTTTTGCTTTATATTCATCTAATGCTGCTACTCTAAAGTTTTGTGTTCTATTGTTACCTCTTTGAGTGTCATAGGATACCTCTATCTCGAACACAGGAACCTGTATTTTATTCAGTATTCTTCTCACTAAATCACCCCTTAAAGAACTTATTCTTTTTCTTTAGGTTATCTAGCATCTCCTGGTGTCTTTTCTGCTGCTCTGTTGTAAATTCGCTTAAGTCACATGCATAAGGGCAATTAGGTTGTTCTCCTAGTCCTGGTAATAGAATGTCCTCATATACTTTGTGTAAAGCACATTCCTTATAATCTTTAGTACATCCCACGCATGTTACTTGTGCCATATCCTCAATGATGTTATTAAAGTTTTCTCTATCCATTACAGCGTATTTAAAATGATCGTTTATATCCCTGTGTACCTTCTGTAATGTGTAATCATCTATCAACCTATAGTCGAATTTCTCAATCTTTTTATCCAACTTTTGAACTTCTTCTTTATCTAGATTTTGAAGCATTTCATTTTTAAACTTTTCCATGTAAGTATGAGCTGTTTTAAGATATTTCTTAGCTTCAGGTGTCATCATTCCCCTTTTAGTCCAATCTTCCCACATTGGGATTTCTGAAGGTCTACCGCTTATACTTCTTAATCCTTCTAACTGCTGCATAACTGCCATAATACACATAATTGTATTAGCTTCGTCTCTATTTAGGTATCCTCTCTTTAACCGTGCCATTTTCAATCCTCCTATCTAATCTTTGAGTAAATTCACTTAAGATTTTATTGGTTCTTTCCTCCGATATTTTATTGCTTCTTAAAGCTTCTTTTAATTCTTCTGCAATCAATAAACTTATTCGGAATCTACTTTCTTCAGTAAATCATTATATTGTTCTTTAGTTAACTTCTTTTTTGTATTCATCTTTTTCTTCCTCAACTGCTCCCTGTTCATTTTCCTCCTCCAGTTCAAATTTTATTTGACCTTTTATTAACTCTTCTTTACGTTTCTTTTCTTCAAGTTTTTGCTTTCTCTTTTTCTTTTCTTCTTTATCTAATTTCCTAAGTTTTCTAAGACAAGAACTTCCTAGCCCTAATTTTCTTGATTCTTCACTTTTGAGTTTTCTTTTACACAATAAACATCTTTCATGCATATTTACCTCTAATTAATCCATATGAGAATATATTGTTATACCCTCATATGAAGTTATTTTTTAATTAATTATTTACCTTTTTTCCTTAAGTAATTATCTATAACTTTAAAATGATGTAAGTTATTTTTGATAACTATATTTGCAGTATAACTACAGTAATAACCTTTCTTGTAGTAGTTTCTGTAGTCCTTAAAGATACTTCCTACTGTAAAGGTATATCCCATTTCTTTTATAAAATCTCTTATTGCTTGAATGCTTTCACTCATATTCCTTCTCTCCTAAAATTGCTTTTTATAAACAACTTTTATGCTATTGTATTTTTCTTTAAGTTGTTTCCATAATGAAGTTACTTGTAATCCTGTATTTTCTCCATTCATAAACCAAACTCCATATTTATGTTCCTCAGTTTGTCTATACTTTAAATCTATTTTTTCACCATCACATTCTAATTTGACATTACAGTTTGTCATTAGTACCATGTATGGATTATCTCCTTTAGCCATTTGAATACCTCCCTGTATTTATTAATTATCTTTCTCTACCATCTTTTTGTTTAACTTCTCTATTTTGAACCGCTTGACAACTCATTTTTAACCTTCCTCCATGGTTTCAAAATGCTTTTCTATTAATTCAACCTCATTAAGATTGCTAAGGATTTCTTTTACACTTGCTTTAGTATGTTTATATGCTACATATGATTTAAGTCCGTTTTTTTCTATCTCTCTTACCGAAAACCAATTGCCTTTTTGAGTTTTATATAATGTCATTGGACACAAATCATATAATTGTCTACCCCATAAAATCATACCCTCAAACTTTTCTCTATATTTCAGAACAACTTCTGATTTATCTGTATCATACTTTTTATCATCTAAAATAAATATCATGGCTTCCTCCTACTGATTAGCTTCTTTTAAACACTTCAAGCAAACTGGAGCATATTTCTTTAAGATTATTTGTTCACCTTCTGTATAAATTTCAAGTGGATCTCCTTCTTTTATGTTCATTGTTCTTCTTAATTCTTTTGGTATTACTATCCTTCCTAACTCGTCTACTTTTCTTACGATTCCTGTACTTTTCATTTAATTTTCCTCACTTTCATATTAATTTTTCTTGAACATTGATTTCTTTTAACATTTTGTCTTGAGCTTCATCATAAAACTTTTTAAAAACTTCAAATCCATAGCTACTTCTATTTAATTCGGCTGCTGCTCTTAGGGTTGTTGCACTTCCTGCTACTGGGTCAATAATAACGTCCCCTTCATCTGTAAATATTTCTATGAGCTGTTTTAATAATGTCACCGGCTTTTGTGTAGGGTGTATTTTAGGATATATTTTAGAATTATCCCTTCTCCATTCAAACCAATTAAAAATCATTTTACCTTTTTGGGTATCTGTTTTCCCATTGTTAAACTTAGGCAATTTATCTCGATATAAAACAACTGCATACTCAGTTGCTCCTACAATCTTCATATTTGCCTTTAATACCTGTGCTGAATAGTTTTTGACAAAGAATAAAGGATAATTATTTTTAAACCCATGTTTCTTGCCATATTCAATAACTGTCGGTATCTGTTCGAAGGAACAAAATACAATCATTGCAGGTGCTTTACCTTTTTCTTTTGGTTCCTTAATTAAAAGCTTATTACAGAAGTGGAAATATTCGGCTATATTAAAACTCATATCAGTATTAAAGAATGCCTTGCCAGCCTTTTTACTCTCTCCATTTTTGTTATCTCCACCTATATACCATTCTGGATTAGAAGCATAAGCGTTAACACCTAAGTTATAAGGTATATCCGCTATAACCAATTGTGCTCTTGGTATGTTGTACCTTTTGTAATTTTGAAAATTGTCATTGTATAATTCTGTTTTTATTTTTTTCTTAATATTCATTGCTATCCTCCACGTCTGAAGGTACCGCGGTACATTTTATCTAGAATTACTTCTCATTTATTTTTAATGCATATACTTTATAAATTTCATTGAATTTTTTCATTCCTCGCAAACTTACTTCATCAAAATGTTTTGAACATAAACTTATCTTAAGTTCTTCTCTTCCTATCTTGTACACAGTTGCAGGACTTCCGCAGACACAACAAGCATGTCTCTTTATGCAACTATATAAATAAGCTGAGATATCATCTGTATACTCTATCGCCTGTTTAGAGAGTGGTATTTCCTGTTCGATACAGAACTCTAATAACCAACTTATAAACTCTCTAGCAACCTCTAAACTACAATCTGACAAGCTAAAATGTCCTATATTAATTTCTAAACAGAAAGCTAATGTTAATAGATCTCTTAAGTATTCTGCTTCATATCCTGTATATAGAGAAATATCTTTCAAAATTGCAAAGACCTTTTTTCTCTGCTCTGCTGTTATAGATCTTCCATCATCAAATCTTATTTCTCCACATAAGCCTTTTTCTGTTTTATATCTGAGTATTTCTTCTTTAGTTAAACTTGTTTCTATCTGTAATATTGTTTTATCTCCAGCTTCTTTAATGCCTGTTACTTTAAATGAGTTCCACAGTTGCTTCATTAGATCACTTCCAATTCAAACTCAACTCTTTCAGCATCTTCGGTAAATCTTTTTAAAACTACTAACTCTATAACTTGACTATCATCTTCATAAGCAATTTTATTTAAGCTATCCAAGATAATCTTTGCTATATTATCAGCATCAGGAGATTTCAATGGATACTCTAATCCTTCTCTAATAGCCTGTACCCTTTTCTTTGAGTAACTCTTTGGCACTTTATAATAAGCTGTTATAGTCGCTCTTATAGCTCCTTCTAAATGTTCTCCACACTGCTGTTGATAACAAATTCTTACCCAGTTTTCATATACAGCAGTATCTTTTGGCGTAATAGCTCTATTATTAAACACTCTAGGTCTGCCTTTGCCTTTAATCTTTCCTTCAACTACTATCATTCAATCACCTCGTTTAAGTAATTTCTATTACCCATCATTCGGAATATTAAATCTTCTTTTTTATATCCTTCTTTACCCCTTATTAACGTCTTTATAATGGCCTTTATACTGTTATCAGAGCATTTTAAAATCTCTTTAAGTTCTTTATGTTCGTAATAAGGCTTGTCTAGTAATAAAGTCAATTTAAGTTGTAATTCTTGTTTATACTTAAGTTCTTTAGAATAATCTTTGTGAACTCCAAATCTCCCAGTATGATGATCCAAACATAAATATTTGAAATTTATAGGTACATGTATCATGCAGCTTGTATCAGAACGTTTTACAATATGATGAAGTTGACCTTTTTTATAAATATCTAATTTCAAACATTCTTCGCAATACATTTTGCCCTCCAATTATAAGTTGTATTTATGGGTCTGAATAATCTTTCTCCCCTATCACCTCTGTAATATCTGTATTGTATTGTATTTTCTTTAAAGCCAAGTATTTCACACCATTCACTTAATGATTTTATTTCACCATCTAATTCTATTTTTATATTTCTTCTCGTATTGAGCGTTTGTTCTTTTCTCGTACTCCATTTACAGTTATTAGGTTCATAAATCCCATTATTATTTACTCTATCTATCTCTAGACCTTCTGCGTAACCATTTTTATGCGCCCAATCAATAAATTTATTTAAATTATGCCATTCTTCACAAACACTAATTCCTCTGCCTCCATAATCCTTGTAATTTCTATGTTTGGAGTTTTCACATCTTCTTAACATACCCTTCCATATATAATATAATTTTTCATTAGATTTGCCATGAGTTGTAAATCTTTTTACTATTGATTCATGTTGGTAGCACCCACAACTTTTAGTTCTACCAGAACTTAAATAATTCCCTATTACTTCTTTTTCATTTCCACAATCGCATTTACATAACCAATATGATCTTTTATTAATGGTTTTTATATATTTAATTACAAGAAGCCTACCAAATTTTTGTCCTGTTAAATTTTTTACTTGTTTATTCAAATAATCACCTCTCTCCGATTTTCCTTCTTCCACTACTATTCTTTTTTATGGCTCTAGCAACGCTATTGAAAGTTACTGCGTTTATATCTCTTTCTAATTGTTTTGCTTTTTGTTTCTTCTTTTCATTATCAGTTAGATATTTATTCATAAATTGGTCTTTTGTTAAACGTACCATTTAACTCACTTCCCACTTTTATATCATTTGACTATCATTAGTATGTGAGAATGAATAGATATAACTATTGCTGTGAACTTCATTCTCTTTCAGATTATTTTTGTATTACGAATTAAATTATATTGAAATTTTTATAGTTTGACATTCCTTGATATATTCCTCTGTAATAAGCAATTTGAAATTCTGTTAATGAATAAGAACCATCACGCTCGCAAAATTCAACCAAATATAAATCTTTATTGTAGTGTTTGATTGATTTTATAGTGCGAATTTCTATAAAATTATCTCTTTCATCATTCCCGTCTATGCAATATTGCATTGCTATTTTTTTACCTATTAACAAATTCATATCTCTCATTTGCTTCACCCTTTCTACAAATCATCTTCCATTTTTCAATTTTATGTCTTTTAATATTTCTATAAATATAGTAAATACATCAATATTTCTTACATCTCCAATATGCAGTTTACTATCAATGAATTCTTTTATTTCATTTTTAAGCTGCTCTTTGAAATTTATTTTCTCTTCAACTGTTCTTTCAAAACCATTTGGTTCAAGTCCAAACTGTGATGAATGATCTCCTTTGTTCGGCTTATAAATCCACTCTTTACTCATTTAATCTCCTCAATTCATATATTTCTCATGAGACTTTTTAATATCATCTGCATCAACTTGTACATATATTTGAGTTGTCCCCAAATCCTCATGTCCCAGCATCCTTTGTATTTCTTCAATAGGCATTCCTCTTTTTCTCGCTATAGTTGCACATGTCCTTCTAAATCTGTGAGGATGAACTTTTTCAACTCCAGCTGCTTTACCTATATCTCTAACAGTGCTTTCTACTACCGAAACTCCTATTTTCCTGTATGGGGATTGTAGACCAACAAATGCATAATCACTTTCTTTATTCCTGGAGTTTAAATATTCCTTTAATCTAAGCATTGATGTAGCATTTAAATATACAATTCTTTCTTTATTTCCTTTTCCTAAAATCAATATTTCTCCAGTGTCAAAATTAATATCTGTAAGCTTTATATTTACAAATTCTTCTGCTCTAACTCCAGTTGAAAGTAATACCTCAATCATAGCTATAGTTCTTTTTCTATAAATTTCCTTAGGTATCTTTTCAGATGCAATTCTTAGTTTTTCTATCTCATCAAACTTCAAAGCTTTTTTAACTATTTTCTTTTGTTTAACTTTCTTAATTTTTTTAACTGGATTCTTCTGTATATGTTCCTCATCTTCGAGCCACTGGAAGAAGGTATTTATATATCTTCTAGTATTATCTATAGTTGTTTGATTAGCATTTCCTTGAAGTTGGTAACAAGCTAGGTAATATCTAATATCATCAGTTGTAATTTTGTCTAGAGGTTTGTTTATCTTTAGTATTAGCTTGTTTATCTCATAGTTATAAATTTTTAGAGTTCTTTCCGAAAGCCCTTGAAGCTTCTTAGATATAAAAAACATTTTGTACCACTTTTCACTCTCAGTCATTTCATATTTAACTAGTCCAGTTTCTTCTTTTGTTAACCTGTAACCATGTAACTTTACAGCTATAAAACTACTTAAATGATTATATATGCTTGTTTCACAGTTTAATTTTATTTCCTCTAGTATTTCATCTATAATCATCTCCATAATCTCACCTCGCTTTTTTCTTTTCTACTATCTTTAAATAAATATCTGCTATTATCACACCTGTTTTAGTTAATTCAATATTGTCTTTAATTAATCCATTTGTATTCATTTTTAGTAATTGCTTTCTTGATACTAAAATTAAGTTGTCTATATCTAGATTTTCTTTATCTCCATCTCCGAATATAACAGCGTGTCCCTTAGGTATCTTTCCGTTATACTGCTCCCATATGACTTGATGTTTCAATCTCCATGTTCTAGGATCTTTAATCTTCACTTCTACATAACCATCAACATTTACACGTTCACTTCCTACTGGTCTATAATTTACAGGGATATTGCCTTTTTTAAACCAAGTCTTTTTACAACCTTCATAAATCACACCTTTAATACCTTTGTTTTTAGGGATATTACCTTTAGGAAATTGCCCATTAAAACCAGTGTTTAGGTTATATCTCTTTATAGCTCCTTTGATTTGCCCAATTGTAAATTGATAAATGAATTTCTTATTCATCAACTCTAATATTTCATGATGATGGTGACCCGGTGTTATTTCTTTTAAATATTGTTTTTCTTCTTCGGACCATATATGCATAGTTGTATTTTTTGTTCCTTTAGCTCTACCCATTTCTAACCCTCTAACATTTTAGGTGCATCAGCCTTGCTTTTACCTAAGGTTTCTGCTTTAAACTTTTCAGCTTGTAAAACTAGATTCCCATTAGAAATAATCTGATTAGCAATAGTTGTTATGGCTTTAGCTCTATCAATTTCTTCTATTAATTTTTCACCTTGTATTTCTTCATCTCCTAACCTTTCTAATTGTGCAAATAAATGATTATTTAAATCTCCTAGTGTGTTTTGTGGCATTTAAATTACCCCCTTCTATAATATTCCCATTTTAATTTTTCGCCTGTTATTGGATGTTTGCCAGCTGAATTTCTTTTCCCTCTACAACATCCGTTAATATTGGCGCAGTTTATATTCATTTTTAAGCTTGCTTCTTTTCCTGAAGCAAATATTTCCTTTGTTGTTGTGCATATGACAGTTTTACTTAACTTTTCACTCATTTTCATTTTGCTTTCATTCGTATGTTTTTTACCATGCATAGGATGATTCTCACCGATATTTCTACCTTTCAATGTTTCGCTTTTTCTTTTGTTTACACTTCCATAATTATTGTTATATTTATGGGTACACCACTCTAAATTATCAACATTATTATTACTTGGATTTTCATCTTTATGATTAATGCAAGGATAGTCCTTATTATTCGGTAAAAACATTAACGAAACTAATCTGTGTACTGTAAATTGTTTTATTTTTTTATTTTTTGATAAGTTAACTTTTAAATAACCATTATCTTTTCCAGGTTTTAATATTTTATTTGTTAAATAGCTATATACATTTCCCAAATTACTAACCTTATATAAATTTTCATATCCTTTGATATCTTTCCAAATTTCCTCCGAATCTCCTAATGTATTTTTCATCTTAAACCCTCCCTAATTTCTTTCTATTTTCATGTAACACTTGTCTGTTTTTAACTCGCTTGTCATGCTTGACCTTATTTTGCTCAGATTGTCTTTTAATACTTATAAGCTTGTCTGCTCTTTTATTTACTCTTGCCCACATTTCAGATGTGAAGAATCCATTCAAGATAAATCACCTTCTTATCGATGTGCTTTATTAAGATCGTAGAAAAGTTCAGTTAGTCCATCATCATGACCTTTAAACTCTATAGCTACTTGTCTAACTTTATAATTTCTATCCACTAGAAGCTTTTTATTATGCTTTGCTAGAGCATCCCACAACTCACCTTCAGAGAACCCTAAAACTTCAACTCCAGTTGATATAACTATCTGAATCATATCTAACCATTCTTCTTTTTGATTTTCTTTATCACCATTTATTAATGCATCATTAAACTCGTCAACTTCTTCATATATCTTTTTTACATAATAAGCGTTAGGATAGTCTCCTTTCTGTTCAAGGATAAATATTACCTTACTAGTATCTAAAACCTCTCCTGCGACCTCCTGTTGCCCTTCTAGGTGATTTATAGCGTTACTTAATATCCTTCTTATAGTATCCTTTGAAGTATCCATTAATGAACACCAACCTTCTATAGTATCTTTCATGTGTTCTAACTCTGTCATAGTTTCTTCTTTAGTCATATAAGAACTAAACATTTCCACAGCTTTTTTCTTAGCTTCTTCTATACTGGATGCCTTTCCATCCTTTATCAACCTGAAAGCTTCTTTTTCTATTTCTGTTTCATCATAATCTTTATACATTTCTATCCTCCTATAATTTCTATTCCTGCTAATTTAGCAAGTCTTATAATCTCATAAACTGGTAAATCATTTACTTCTACATTTTTAATCCACCAATCGATTAAATCTTTTTTAGATATCTTCTTAGTTCCTATGCTCTCAAATACATCTAAAGTTAGTTTCATACCTTTTTTCTTTTTACTAGATTTATATCTTCCAAGCCTTAACATAGCTCTGTTATATAACTTTTCATCAATATCCCGTGAATAATTGATATATTTCTTAACTGTTGCTCTACCTATTTTATTTTCTTTAGCAATTAAATCTAAGCTCTTTTTCTTTTCTACATACTCTTTTGTTATTTCTAATATCCTTGCATCAGTTACAGTCGCTATCTTGAACACCTCCCCATACGTAACCTTTTCTTTTCTGTATTTTATTTTTCATAGATAGATGTATTAGCAGCATGAAAGTTTCTTCACAGCTTCTTTTTAATATCCTAGACATTTCTCTTAAGCCTGTACCATATTCCCAAAGTCTTATAGCTCTATCTATCTCGCTTTGTCTCCAGTTGAAATCTAAGTCCTCTAGGATTGTTATTAAGGGTTCTCTATTCTTTGAGCCTTTCATAGTTATCTCAATCTATAATTGTTTTCTGTTCCGCTAATCTCGACTATATGATCCTTGCACATTTCATATATTCTACTTCCTATTGCTTCATCAAAATTTAAAATAGATTCTATATGAAATTCCGTGCTGACTATAATAGGCATATTGTTTAAATATCTGTGATTTATTAATTCAAACATTATGTTAATGTCAGTTTCATTTACTTTACCCTTGTACAAATCATCTATAAGAAGTATTTCAGCCATTTGATACTTGCTTAATTCTTTCTTGTAATACTCTTTATCTATAATGTTTTGCTTTAAACTTGTTATAACTGATCTATAAGGCATATAGACAACTCTATAGTTCTTTTTCAAGAAATTATTTGCTAGTGCAATTCCTAAATGAGTTTTACCGCTGCCAGGATTACCGCATAGCATTATTGAATTTCTTCTAGTTTTCTTGATTTTCTCAAATCTCATATAAAAATTTGTTGCAGTGTTTTTCATCTTCTCAGATTCTTTATTCCAAATCTCGAATGTAGAAAAAGTTTTATTGTTATCGTCTGGATTTAACCCTGATGCTCTCCACTGATTTTTCGCTTTATCTATTTCTTGACATTTGCATCTTCTCATTAAAGGCTGCATATTTTCTTGAGGAATAACTATCATTCCTGTATCTCTGCAAGTTTCACATTTATATGAGGTTCTTTTCTGCCCACTCGCGTTCTGCTGCTGTGAGTTCATGTTCTGTTGAGTTTGGTTTGAATCCTGTGAATTTGCCTTGACCTGTGCCAATATTCTGTTTAGTGCCTCCATTCTTCCCCTCCTTATCTGTATATTTTCCTTCCCATACCTTAGTAAAGTTAGTATCATTGTCAAATAGCCAATCAAAGTCTATAATCCAGTTCTTTCTATTCTCACCTTGTAAGAACTTTGATAGTTTTATATTATTTACAGCTTGAATTACATCATTAAAGGTTATACTCATACTATTCATTCTTGCTTTAACTTTAGTTTTTCTCTTGTCTGTAATGTTTCTAATATCCTTTAAAGGTAAATCATTATAAGCTATTAGAAGATTGTTCCAAGGGAAATTTTCATTTCCCACATAGGTATTAATTGTATTATTAGATGTATTATTAATTAATGTATTATTATCTTTAAACTTTTCTTTAATAGGGGTATTTAACTTTTGTTTAATAGGGTCATTAACTTTTGTTAATGAGGTATTAAACTTTTCTTTAATAGGGTGGGGGTTTATGGTTATATATCTATTTAATATTTCTTTAGTTCCTTCTTTGTAGATAATTTCACTTTGAATATACCCTCCATCTATTAACTGTTTAACCCATTTTGAAATCGATACTTTACTCACGTTATAGAGCTGTGCAAAGTATTCATTAGTAGCCCAACAATAGCCTTTTTCATTACACAATGCTGTTATTTCTCCATAAAGAAGCTTTGCATTTGGAGTTATAGTATCGTCATATCTTATATTGGCTGGGATTATAGCGTAGTAACTCTTGAATTGTTCACTCAAAACTCCACCTCCCCATCTATGAGAAACTCTAATTCACGTTTCCATTCTGTCCAACTATGAGAATCTTTTGCTACTTGTTTTAATTTTTCAATATCAGTTCCAACTTCTATAGCTGATTGCATAATTTGAATAGCTTCATGTTCAATAATGTAAGAGAATCTATTTCTCATTATTGCTCTAATATAGTACAAGTCTTTTAATATAGGGTTTTCTTCATCTGTTTTTTTAACATAACAAATGTTCGATATCTTCTTGAATGCAACCTCTATATCTTCATATTTACCAAAAGCGATTATTGAACTTTCCATAACTGTTTTGAATTTATATTTTTTGATTAGTCCTAACATGGTTTTAGTTCCTGATTCAGTTAATGAAATATTTAGGTTATAAGTTTGGTTTACCAATTCAATAATTTTATCAATTTCTTGTTTCTCGATATCAATTAAATTCTGCTGCCACTGAGCCATCATTTCTAATTGTTCTTTTCTTTTGTTCAATCGATCCAGTTCTTTTTTTTGCATTTTTGTAGCTTGAGTGTCAGTTAGTTTTTTATCCTTCTTACCTCTATTGCATTCAAAGCAAGATGTTATTAAGTTATAGATATCATTTGTCCCATTTTTAGCTACTGGTATTATATGGTCTACCTCAAGAACAATATCAGGTGCACTTCTCCCACAATACTGACATGTGAAACTATCTCTTTTAAATACTTCAAATCTTATTTTTTTTGATATACTTTTTCTTTCTGCCATATCATCACCTACCTGTTTTTAACTCTGCTATCTGCTGCCTTAAAGTAGTTTCATTCTCTTGTAAGTCTCTTATTTTATCTTCAAGTAAACCTATAGTTATTTCTAAGTTTTCATTGTGTTCTGCTAGTCCTGTATAAGCTGGTAACCCTAATTCTCTGCATCTTTCATCAAATAATTCTAAAAGTGTGTTATCTGAAATAGAAAACTCTAAACTTGATTCATTCTGTGTATCTGATATTGAAATTTCATGGTGTATAAATCCTGCTATAGAGTGAGAATTTAGTGTGCTTTCATTGGCTCTAATGAAATTAATCACTTCTTACCAACTCCTTCATAACCATTACACATAGTGTCATATTCTTCTTTAGTTAATGATGCTAAATCTGTTTTATTAAATTTCTTTATAGCTGCACTCTTGACTTGTTCCATTGTGTAACCAACCTTTTTAGCTATTGCAAATAATCTCTTTATCTGAGCTTCACTAATTCCTTGTTTAGTAGTTTTAGCTTTATCATATCCGCCCTTATAGCCTTTATCTCCTTGTCTACTATCCGGATCTTCATCATCTGTAGGAACCCCAAAGAATTTCAAAAGAAAATATCTTTCTGAATAAGTTAATCCACTTCCAAATGCTTTTGATATTTCATCCTGTTGTCCATATAGGCTCCAGTTAATTTCCTCTCTTTCTTCTGGATTATCAGCATTAATCCATGTGTATTTCATAGGAGAATTAACTATATAATCGATGTTATTCTTATCATTTCCGTTCTTATCTATTGTTGTGTATTGGAATATTTCGTACTGTCCTTCATTGTGATTAGTAGAAGGCTCTAAAATCACGCCTAACTCATCCATCTTCGCTTTAATCGAATCAAGAACCTGGCTCCCGCTTACATAGCTGTAATTAAATCCTTTTGTATCTTTGGTAAACTTATTGATTGATTTTCTAATTTCAATTATTTTTTGGAATAAATTCATATTTGCCCTCCTAATCCATGCCATCATATAAACTTTGGCTTATATTATTTTCATTTTCAGTATTTCTAATACAATCAATTAGCCTTGCTTTACTTTCCCTACATAGTGAGTATCCATATCCTTTATATCTTAGAGATCTTTCAAAGGTACTTATTGGGAATTTCAATTCATCCTCTATTACTAATCTTTTAAAGAAAAGATGTTCAAAGAAATCTTTATGATGCATAACCTTTTCTTCTATACGTGAATCCTCGCCAAATTCATCATCTTCATCTTTAACTTCTTCCTTGTAGTAAGCAAATTTAGTTATAGTAAAATCAAAACTATCAATTATTTTTTCTGGAGAACCAAATATGGTTCTTATCAGCTCAACACTAACACCAGTTTTGGTGTTTTTATATGAAACAACCTTAGGATTTTCGTAATGGTCTATATAATCCTCATCATCTCTAAACCAATTTCTAGCTTCATTGAAATCAAGTTCAGAATTGAAAAATAAATCAATATCTTTTACCCTTTCATCACTGAATATATTCTTAAAACACCCTCCCGCTACGAAACCTTTATGCCCTACTAAATACTTATCTAAAACCCTAATTTTGCTTAAATTTTCAATATCTCTAACAATAAACTTGTCCATGTTATTCTCCCTTCTCAACCACTCTGCTTGCCAACATATCCGCAAAGTGTAGTAACATTTGAAGTGGTCTTTCTTTTCCACTAAGCTGATATTTTAAATCTCCATACATGCCATTATGGTGCAGTATTGCAAAGTTTTCTTCTTCGGTAAGATCTATAAATATTGAAGCTATTTGAATACTTCTAATCTCATGTGGAACTGGCAATAAGTTCTTATTAGTTTCATAGGGTTTCTTTTCAGACTGTATAAAACCGCCTTTTCTATCTGATATCATATTAGGAACATAATTAGGCTTTCCAAACTGTCCTATTTTACCTATATCGTGCAACAAAGATGTTAGTATGATAGAATCCGAACTAAAGGTTGAATCACTTAAAACGTTGTATAATTTATCCGCTTCATGCCAAACATTTAGACTATGAAGCAACAATCCGCCTTCTTCGCATAGATGATATTGTCCAGAACATGGAGATTCAAAAAAACCATTTTCGTCTAAATAATTAATAAGTTTGTCAATTCCAGTTCTTTCTGTACTTTTTAGCAATTTTATATATTCTTCTTTTAAAATTTCTTTATCCATATAAAGTTCCTCCAATTTATCTCTAATTTCTAATGGATCTATCTCTATATTTTCTCCACTAGATTCTCTATAAAGTTGTCCATCTTGAATATTGTATTTAAAGTCTTTTTCTGTTATATTTAACTTGGATTTTAATTTTTGGCTGCTTAGGCAGTCTTTTTTATTGCTCATATCTTTCCACCATTTATCCTGTTATGCATATTGTAAGTTGCAGGTCCTAACATCTTCTTTTTTCTAAGTTCAGAAACTTTCTGTTGAACTGATTTAATTGTCCTTTCAAGTGCGAAACTTAATTCCTCAGGACCTATAATTTCATACCAATCTATAAGATAATTAACATCTTCCTTTGTCCATTTCTTTCCGTCATTAGCGTGAAACTCTGGATTATACATCATCCTCCCATAGCTATCATATTTAATCTCTTGAGTTTCCATTGGTTTATCACTCCTTTCAAATTATTAAGCGTATCCACTCCCTTGGTTAACTAAATACCATTTTCTATCTTCAAGGTTTAACTCCCATCTTTCATCGTGTAATGGAGTTAAATGAAATAAGTCTGCATATTTACAATTTTGTAATTTGTCTTTGTACATTTCTTCTATTTCACTTAAAACTATTCCATTATCAGAATCAAAATCGTGATTTTCTTTATCTATTGTTAGCATTAAAAGATGCATTCCACCTGGAAAGAATATTTGATTATCAGTTAATATATTCTGTGGTATCTGACTACAGTCACAACCCACTAGTTTTGCATCTATAGGCTTATTTTTCATAACATTCCTCCTTAATCTTCTTTTTTAGGTAACACATGAAGTCTTTCACTGTTCCTGAGTAACTATATATTCCTTTCATTGATTTCCTCCTATCTAATTTCAAATAGATTTTCATAAGGTTCTTCTAAAAATTCAGCTACTTTTCTAGCTGCATTTGGACCTATTACATCGGTTTGCAAAGATTTATTTATATACTGCCTACATTTGCCTATCTTCTTCGATAAGTTGCTTTGCGTATATCCCTTTTTGACTATTAGTAGATTTAAAGCTTGTTTATCTTTGTAATAAACTTTCACATTATCCCTCCTATACAGTAACTTGATAGATTGAATAGAATATTAGTAATAAAGCTATAAAGAATATTAGAAAATCAAATTTAGTTGTTTTGTACTTCATTTCTACCTCCCTAATCTTATTTCCATTTCCTTAACTATTAATATGTCAAGTTCTTGACTTGCCTTTACTATCTCTGAATAAGGTTTATTTGATTCTATTAACTTATGCATCTTATCTCTTGCTTCTTCTATTTGTTTAGATAGATTGTCCATTACTAACTATCTCCACATTATTGAAATACCAGTTTAAACAGAAAATCTTTAATTCATCATGATTCACAAATACTGGCATGTTTTCCTCATTTATTTCGCCAACAGCTTCTTTAGATTCCCCTCCCACGTTATATACATTTATCCATGGATATCTTTCATCAACTTCAAAGCTAAAGCTACCTACTTGCACTACTAAAATCGTAGATGTATCCACGGTAATATCTGTATCGGTTGTTTTAATCATCTTTGCCATATTCAACAATCCTCCTTATGCTATTCCATATTTAATAGCTAACTCTTTTATAACATTCACATATCCGTTTATTAATTTCTTATCATCACCTATTACATCTAAGTAATTAATCTTATCTATCTTATATTTAGGGGTACCTTCAAGTGCCATTTTCTTTTGTTTATTTAGAAGTCTACTTTTAACACTTACTCCTAGCTTTTCATCTAATATCTTATAACTTTCCTCCCTGATAGGTTTTATATGTTCAAAACCTCCAAGCTTAGCAGCTATCTTATTGATTAAGTCCGCTGTGTCTTTTCTCCATTGAGTTGGATTTAAGGCAACTACTTCTCTTATAGCTTGTACCTCTTGCTTGGTTTCTTCTGCTCTATCAATTGCTTTTGTAGCATTGTAATTAGCTTCATTAACCTGTTGCTTTAAGTTCTTGATACTTTTAGCTTGCATGATTATTAAATCTTCTATTGTCTCAGGTTTATTGTTTATAAATGCTTCTGCCAGGACATCTTTTGCCTTAAGTTGATAATTGACTAATCTTTCAGCAACTATTGGTTGCTCTTCTTGCATCTTGGGTGTTATAGAAATTTTAGCTAACCATAATGGTAAAAAATCTAATTCTATAGCTAATACCTCATTGTTAGGATCTATTACCCCTGCATCAAATTTGATACACCCCTTTTTTAACACTAAATCTTCTTGTAAATTTAAAACTTGTCTATTCTTTTGACCTACTGTCATTCCTATACCCTTACAAATATAGCTAACTCCTGTGTAAATTTTCCCTGTGTTTTCATCTTTGGCAACCACTAAATTGTCACCTAGAAAATTAACAGGTTTGATTGTTAAATTATTCATATTTATTTCTCCTTTCTTCCCCTTTTTATGGTAAAATTTTGTTGAAAGGGGGTGTTTCTATGTCTATTTGTCCTTCATGTGGTAAACCTGCGGTTGGTAAAATTAATCCACTTCCAGGTACTACTGGATACTTTCTTGTATCCGTAAATGAAAACGCCAATCCTCCAACAGTAGAACCATCTGGTGGTCTTGTTGTACAAGTATCCGGATGTGCTAGTTGCGGAGCTTTATTTTTCAGTAGTGATAAATTGAAAAATAAGATTCTTTAATAGTTATGACTTTGTTGCTCTAGAACTGGACCTTCTGGAGCAACTCTTATTGCATATAGTACATTTGTAGCCACGTCATATGAAGGTATTTTAATTTCAATTGGTTTGGTTGAAGTTATATCCTCCGCATACTTCTTTAAATCTTCTAGATCATTGATTATTGACTTTAATAATTTCTCGTCAGATGGTGTTTTAGATTCCTTTCTTGCGTAAACATTTATTAATGCACTTATATATCCTGTTAACATTTAAATTCTCCTTTCCACTTTATATAATTTGTGTTATGTTAAGTTTTGGTATAAAGGCTATTCAGCCTAGTTATCTATATGTTCTTCTTCCTTTTTATCCTTATTAAATAGTTCTGGGTACTTATAGTAGGCATCAATTAACATTTGTGTCCATATTGTACTTACTTTGTTTAGATCACCTACTATCTCTACTTCGATATCTTCATATTTCATAGTAATCCCCCTTGATAGTGTTGCTATATTATATGAAATAAGTTTTTTTGTGTTACATCAAAATACTTATTTCTATTTGCTTATTTCCCCATCCCCCTAACTTATTTTTTGTTCGTGTTTCTGAACTTTTAAAGTAAAAAAATATATAGATATATCTTCTTTACTGATTCCTAGTATTTCACATGCCTTATTTATTTCTTCTTGAGAAAAATCTAATATATTGTTTAACCTTTGACTAAGCGATACTCTCCCAATTCCTAACGCTTTTGCGAACTTATCTTGAGTGCCAAAAACTTCTTTAATTTTTCCTCTAAGCTTGCTGTAATCAAAACTATAATAAAAAGCCATATATTCACCTCCTTGTTCGTGTTTCTGAACTAAGTATAACTCTAAAAAAATATACTGTCAATATATTAAATTCTTTTTTCTGAACTTTTTATTTGTTTTTTCTAAAGAATTGTTGCATTTTCTGAACAAATGCAATATAATCTATATCATAGAAAGGTGTGGTATAAATTGTCTATTACAATATCAGAAAGAATAAAAGAAGGATTAGAAATTAGGAATATGAAACAATCCGAACTAGTTGAAAAAACTGGTATAGGTAAATCTTCAATAAGCACTTACCTATCAGGAGCTTATGAACCAAAACAAAGAAATATCTATAAGATAGCAAAGGCTTTGGATGTAAGTGAAGCTTGGTTAATGGGTTTAGATGTTCCTATGGAAAGAACACCTCACTACGTTAGATCTTTGGAATTAAATAATGATGAATTCGAGTTATTAGAAAACTACAGAAAATTAAATAACTTAGGGAAAAATGAAGCTCATAAAAGAATAGATGAACTTACATATGTAGATAGATATATAAATAAATGTGACATAATTGAACTTCCTAAAAAGAAAAAAGAAATATGGGAAGAAGAAGGGCAAGAATATCTTATGCCTAATGCAGCTCATGATAAAGAAGGACAATTCAATAAAGAAGATTATAAACATGATAATGATTTAATGGAAAATGATGATTTATGGGATTAATTTTGACATAAAAGGGTGATGGATTTGACTTATGAGGAATTATTGGTAGAAGCTGACGAGCTTGGTATAAAGGTTAAAGAATTTAATTTAAAAACACGAAAAGGGCATTGCTATGGTAAAAGAATCGCTGTTCATAAAAATTTATCTAATTATGATAAAGCTTGTGTTCTCGCTGAGGAGTTAGGACACTACCATCTTACCGTTGGTAACATAACAAATCAAAGAGATATTAATAATAGAAAACAAGAATTACTTGCACGTAATTGGAGTTATGAAAAACTCGTGAGCATAGACAAAATTATACAAGCCCATGAATACGGATGTAAAACATCTTACGAAATGGCCGAATATTTAGATGTAACGCAAGAGTTTCTTGAGGAAGCAGTCCAACACTACAGAGAAAAATATGGTATTTTGATTAAAAAAGATAATTATGCAGTATACTTTGAGCCTAGGCTTGGAATCTTAAGAATGTTTTCAAGCTAAACAAGTATATCTTAGGAGATGATTTAATGTTAAGAATTGCAATATATTCTAGAAAATCTGTTTATCGAGAGCAATCGATATCAATAGAATCTCAAATAGAGTTATGTAAAAAGTATTTTGAAGATAAAGAATGTTATTTTGAAGTTTTTGAAGATGAAGGTTTTTCAGGTGGAAATACAAGTAGACCTTCATTTCAAAGAATGATGAATAAAATTAAGTCAAAGTTATTTGATATAGTAGCAGTTTATAAGATAGATCGTATGTCCAGAAATCTTTTAGACTTTTGGGATACTTATAGCTTAATAAGCAGACAAGGAGTGCAATTTATAAGCATATCCGAAAATATTAATACTACTACTACCATTGGACAAATGATAATGCTTCAATATGCTGGCATGGCAGCACTTGAAAGAGATAATATCAAACAAAGAGTTAAGGATTCAATGGAGAGTTTAGGAAGAATGGGAAGATGGTCAGGAGGTACTGCTCCTACTGGTTATCATGTTATTGAAGTTGAACAACATGGAAAGAAAGCTAAGTATTTAGAATTAGATGAAGCTTCAGCTCCATTAATAGAAAAAATGTTCCAACTCTACTCTACTGGTTCAACCATATATGATATATCAACAACTTTAAGTGTTCCTAATAAAACAATATTAAACATTTTAAGAAATCCAGTTTATTGTGAATCAGATTATATGTCGGCTAAATATCTTGAATTACAAGGTTATAGTGTCTATGGAGAAATTAATGGAAATGGGTATCTTCCATATAATCGTAGACCAAAGAAGAATGGTAAAAAAGAAAGTAAAAGTAAAGATCAATTGGTTTCAGTAAGCAAACATAAAGCGATTATTAATTCCAAGCTTTGGATAGATGTACAAGAAAAACTAAATGAAAAAGCTAATAATCCTAAGCCAAGAATAAGTGATAAAAGTTTTCTAGCACATTTAGTTAAATGTAAATGTGGCTCTGGAATGTTTGTTTATCCAGGTAAAGCTAAAAAAGATGGAACTGTTGTTGTATATTTTAGATGCAGTGCAAAAAAGAATGGATTTGAATGTAATTCTAAATTTTTACGAGCTGATTTTGCTGAAAAGAAAGTTTTAGAATCATTAAGAAATATTGAGTTAGATAAAAATTTATTTAATGATTCAGATACAACTAAATATGATTCTCAGATTAAAAGTTTAAATAAAATTTTATCTAAAAATAAAAAAATGATTGATAATTTATTAAAGCGAATGGCTCTTGCTAGTGATGATATTGCTAAAAAAATATTAGATAATGTTGAAGACCTTAATTCTGAAAATAAGAATGTAGAATTTAAATTACTTGAATTAGAAAGATTAAATTTAGATTCAATGAATACTAAAGATAATAAAGAAGCATTCTACTCTCAAGTCCAATCTATACTCAATATATTTGATAGTTTACCAATTTCAGAACAACAAAAGATGATCTCCACAGTTATTAAAAATGTTGTATGGGATAGTGATGCCAAGAAAATTCGTTTGGAAATTTTTGAAGGTATTTAGAATGGGCTGTACAGCCAG